CCAGAGATACTTTGACCTTTGATGTGGTGATGTTCGGTCTTATAGATGTTTTCATATTCTAAATCATAATGTAAAATATCAACAACTTGTTGTCCAATACTGTTGGTTTCAACTAGAACAAATGCTTCATTGTATTTTACAGCAATACTGTATACTACAGTTGGCAATAAAAGCAATGCAATCTTATTGTTTCTATACTTAGCAACTTGTTTATATGGGGTTGTTGTTACATCGACCACATTGATTGTTGAATAGTCATGTCCAACACCTTCTGATGGATCAACCGTGGCAATATAAAAATGTCCTGGTTGCGGTTGTTCGTAGATTGAAAATCCATCGTAAGTTTCGATTGGATCGTGAAATGCAAGAGAGCGCAGTTTTGTGCCAGAAATAAGTGTAGCTGAAGACCCAATAAATTCTGTTTCAAATTCTTGTCTGAATTGTTCTTCGGAAGTATTGCGAATAGTTTCTTCTTTCCATTTCTCATCACGACCCGGAACCATTGACCAATGAACTTCAAGTGGCTTATATGTTGATCTTTCTTCAATAGCATCAGTCCACATTTTATAGAACATGTTTAATCCATTTGGTGTAGAAACGATAATAACTTTTGTCGTTTTACCAGATGAAATAACAGGGTATGTTGATGTGAAGAAATCGGTTGCCATATTGTGTGGCACAAACGCAAATTCATCAAGGAATACTAGATTGTATGTTCCACCACGAACACCAGCCGCAGATGTTGCATAAGCATAAATCTTTGAGCCGTTTTCTAATTCAATGTTTCTTTTGTTCCAAACGATGATGCCTTGTTGCAACCACTTTGGTAAATATTCATAAGCCTTTTGAATACGACTTAAAATCTCTTGTGCAAGTTGACCTTTGTTAGCAAGAATGGCAATGTTATAGTCTTCTTGAAATAATACACACCAAAGCATGTAGCCTACTGTGGTTGTTGTTTTACCAACCTGACGAGGCATTTTACATATCGAAAAGCGATTATTATGAAACTCATTTACCATACTTTCCTGAAATGGCCACATGTCAAATGGAACAAGACCTTTGTCCACATTGACAATTTTTACATATGTTTTGATGAAATATACAGGATCAACCAAGCATTTTTGTATTTCGAGTGCCTGGTCTTGGGTAAATGATATCGCTTCGCCGACACGCTTTAGTTTTGGATTACCGAGATAACCGTCCATTACTTAGTCAGGCTTGTAAGCATCCATGCATGTTTTTGATGTGCGTCAAGTCTCTCTTGTAGATAGTTAGAAATTGCTGGCTCACCGGCTTCTTCAGCAATGTCAATACCATCACGCAAAAGACCAATGACAAGTTCATTGTCTGCTTTGAGTTTATTCAACATTTGCAAAGCAATTGGCACATTTACTTCATCATCAATTTCAGACAATTCACTGTATCTAACGAAAGAACCTGGTGTGTATGCACCGAGCATACGAATCTTTTCGGCAGTAGTATCTACTGAACCATATACTTCTTCGTATAGATTGCCTAGAAATTCGTGATACTGAGCAAAATCAGATCCCTCTACGTTCCAGTGATAGTTGTGTGTTTTAAGATAAAAGGCAAAACTAGTTGCCAATATTCTTTTGAGTTGTAGAATCAATTGTTCCATTTTACTTATTTTCCTTAATAAATTTGACAAGATCGGTTGTTGAGCCTACGAAAACTGCTTTATCGACATTGATGTTTTGAGTTTCATTTTTTAACTCTGGCTTCAAATCTCTCTTGCGTTTTTGTAATTCTAGCAAATCTTTATTTAGATCGGCGAGATTTTTGAAGAATCCGGCTGCTACTTCGTAAGCTCTGGGGTGTTCTGATTCTTTAGCGACTTTAAGTAAATCAGTAAATGCATCATTACCTTTTTCAATAAGACCTTTAATATTGGTTCTTGCAAATTCTGCATCAGATTCTACTTCGTCTGTAGTGACGATTTCATTTTTTTGTACAACTTGAGGCAAATTATCTTTAATTTGAACATCTTCAATATCTAATATCTTTGATAAATTCTCACCTAATTTTTTCATAATGTGTCTGGCCATTCATTAAAAATTTCTTCAAATCCATAATCTGAATCTATATTTGCTGTAGCAGGATCAGGTCTTACTATTACTGTTGCTATTTTAGTTGATGTTGTTTCTAAAGTAGAAATTGTATATTCTGCATTTGACATGTCACCAACTATAATATCATTTACACTTAATGGTGATGTTAAATTACTTACAATCAAAATTCCGTTGTTTGTATTGCTAAAATATTTAACGGTTCCTGTAATATTTTTTCCAGTAACACGAATGGTTTCCGTGTCTTTTAGTATGCCATGACCATTGGCAAAGTCAACATAGACTTTTTGTTCACCATCAAGTTCTGTACTAATAAAGAAATTGGTATTTGCACTCTTAATTATATCGCCGCCAGTTTTGAGTGCAGGAAATATCCAACTCTTGACAGTAAATGTTAATGTCCAAACAATCATACGAGTTGTCATGCCGTCACCTTCATAATCAACTTCAGGTGATACTGAATTGAGAATAATAGGCATGTCATATTTTTGATTCATTGTTGGAATCAAATCAACAGTCACCGTAAAATCTGGTGTGAAAAATGGCAGTATTTGCTCAAGAATTTGTGCGCCATCTTCTGTATTTCTCACATATATCGAAAGCGTAAAATCAAAATTATATGGTACAGGTGCGTATTGCGTATTCAATGTTTTATTTGCAGCCAACGAAAAATTCTGAATCGTTGACATTTGTTTCCTAGATGGATCATAGGTAATTCCATCCATTTCAAATCCCATTCTAGGCAATTTTACATTGATTGATTTTGTTTGTGTTGGATCGGTAGTTATAAATTGAATGAATTTTTCTTTTGGGGCATATGCAAGAGGTACTTTTATTCTTTCATATTCTGTAGTTTGTGCTTTATTGTAACGAATCATGTAGATATCGTTGAACAATGTTCCAAAAGCAACAACAATTTTACGAATTGTTCGATTATAAAAATGTGCATTACCGAGCATTATGGCTCTCCAAACGGATTAACTTCCGTAAAGTCAATGATGCCATCAGATTCAGTTTCAATTCTAGTATTATCGGCAATGTCTTCAAAAATAGTATTGAGTGGCGTAGAATCATCAACTAATGTTATAAGTGTATTTGCGCCACTTGCCGCACCACGAACATAACCATTTGCAAAATTACCTTTTACCCTCATGATGTAAAGATTTGTATTTGCCTGATTATGAACAATTGCTTGTGCAGTTGCATTAGCTAATGTATTATCAGGACTTTGAAATACAATTTCGTCATTTACATACTGTTGAACAGGAAATTGTAAATTCAATAAAGTTCTTTGATATGAATCACGAATTGAATCGTCAACTTCTGATACACCAGTTGAAACAACTTCTTCAGAGAATACAAACTGTTTGAGTTTTAATGCATACAGATATACATTACCACCACGACCACGACCCAATGTGTAGTACATAGCCTGATCATTTTCATGCTCAACAAAAGTAATCTCAAAAAAGTTTCTCATCATTGGCAAATAAACTAAATCACCCTCTCTTGGGCGCTCTAAATTCAATGCCTTTGTAGCATATTTAAATCTGCGGCGAGAAACAAGCATTGAAATTTCATCACGAATCTCAAGACCAAATTTAGAAATAAAATCTTGTTCACCGTCCATACCTGAAACATTTTCAAGATACATTTCAAGTGCACATGCTTTTTTGTAAGTTTTAAGAACATCTTCACCATACAAATAATCTATAGAATCACGACTCTCTCTGGGAAGATAATACACATCCATACCATATATTTGCATAGCCTCAATAACCAAATCTTCAACAAGTTGTTGTTCACTTGTTATTTGACTGGTTGGAAAATTATTAAAATATACATTCGTTGCCATCTGTTATCCAACCATAATTTCTGGTGGAAGAACATTCATAATTTCCATATCTTCTTCTATTTTGGAAATTTCTTCCACCGCTTCATCCCAAATTTCTTTACCATTAAGAGTAACGCCACCAGGCATTTGTATACCACCAAACTTTTTCAAGTTTTCGCCCCATTGTTTTTTGATAAGTGCTGTTGCGTATTTTTTCAAAGTTCTATCGTTCCAAACTTGACTGTTACCCGAAATGGTCATAGTTTGACCCGTAGCGGTTGCATTATATGGTCCTGCAATCTCCATCGTTGTATCTGATGTGATTTTATTGATTCTGCGAGTTTCAGTATTAATTGTAACATAATCACCTTCAACAAAATCACCAGAGAATGTGGTCCCTGTACCGACTACTGTGTTTGATGATGAAGATACATTTGCAGTACCTCTTGCAGTAAATGTATCTGGGCTTAACTTTCTATAACATTCGACAACCACATATTCGCCAGGATCAATATCTCTTGCCCAATCTATGTCAAGAAACATCTTATCTTGTTTACGATTGAATCTGAATTGAGGTTGGCCAGAGAAAAGAAGATTGAGTGTTGCGATATGTTGCATGGTGATTTCATATGACACATAACTTACAGAAGTAAAGTCATACAAATCGTGCAAACGAAGTTGATATCTCAAGTCAAACATGTTGACTGAAGAATTTGAATCATCAAACGGAAATACTCTTGTGACAAAAGTTACCGCATCAGGAACATAAATCCAACCTCTGGCAATGTCTTCTGCGGTAACTTGATGTTTCATAAAGAGTTTTTCAGTGCCATCAAAATGATAGTCCTGAAAATACTGCAAAGCATCGTCAATTCGGTCATCCACTTGATCATCATCGACATTTATATCGATGACAGGAAAACCTAATTTTCTAAGACAATATGTTTTAAATTGCGCTCTAGTTGCTGGTGCTGCCATAACTTGTTCCTAGGTGTTGATTCACCTATTTATAACAACACGAAAATTGAAGGTAATTATTCAGCTTCTAGAATCTCTTTAATGCGAGCTTTTAGGGTTTCGTCTGTCCATGTACCACGAACAGCAAGATATGCATCGCCTTCCCAAGCAGTCAAAGTTCTTAGTACTGGTGGCTCTGTGGAAAATAAAATTGTTGCATCGACAGAATTTTGGCGACCTCTGCCATTATTTTCACCATATCCATAATTTTCTTGAACATCGATAAGATCGAATGTGGTTGCAGTAACTGCGGCAACTGCTGGTGCAACAACGACTGATTTACTTAGTGTAACTGACATTTATTTCTCCTAAAATATCTATTTATTTAATCTATTCGGCTCCAAACTCTCTCATGAATCCAATATAATATTGTATTTACTATCATTTGAACAAAAGCAATACCAGAACTTAATCCTAGGCTACCTGTAAGAAAATATGCAATAGTAAAAGTGCTGGTACTGCCGGTTATTCGCCAAGTCAAAGTCTTTATTAGACTTCGCTTATTACTGTCTCTCACTTCAGACCCATTTCCTTACGAATTTTTGTGGCTGAAATTGAGTGTGTTGCATCATCAAAAACTTCTTGTTCGATTTTGTAACCAACATCACGACCATATGTAATGTTCACAATATTCGGTACAACTTGAATCTCATATTGACCTTGAAAAAGTGGATCTAAGTCACGGCGAATATAGTTTTTGACCTGTTCAATTGCAAAAGGATTACTGCCTTGCCAACCTTGACAGTCACGAATTTGAATAACAACTTGACCAGTTTTAACAATCGCTCTTTCGAACAATTTACGATGACCGGCGTGCCATGGTTGCCAACGACCTAACATTTGCACAGTTTCTTTCTGCCAATCAAAAGTTGGTCTGCGGCGATTGTCAAGAATGTGCATACCAACAAACTCAGCCCACTTTTCTGCATTTTGTTCTGTGATTCTGAAGTCATACACTTCTGGAGGAACAAAAGCCTTGTTGGTGTCTTCGTATCGACCAGCATCAATAGTATCCATCCAAATGGTCCAGTCGGCTTTAAAGTTATTACGCATTTCGGGTAAAGGTGCAACGAAATCGCAAATAACAAAATTGCCTGTACATTTCAATGCGAATTCCAACATTCTAAGACTTTGACGAATGCGACCCTCTTTACTAAAATCCCAATCATTGAATTTTCTTCGAACATCGTCTGCATTGAACCAATCAACTTTGGCTTTCCAATATGTTGGAGGCAGTTCTAAATGCATCATAACTTCTGTAGGCATATGCTCTACTCTTGAATAGTCTTCAAGATATTTTTTAAGTCTTTCTGCAAAATAAGTTTTACCTGCACCTGGCAGTCCCATAATCAAAATTTTCGTTGGCATTTTACTTCTCCATTATTCGTAAAGTGATTTAACTTCGTCTGTTGTATTTTCCAATGGCAACTCTGCTTGTGCTGTTTGTGATTCTTCTTGTGCTGGTGGAAAAACTGTTGACGCAAAATCAACTGCATACAAGTTATCAGTCAATTGTGCACATGTTGAGTTTGGATTTAGCCAAACATCATAATTCATTTCTTTAATTTTATTGCAAATAACAATACTATCACTTAATGC